ATAGCAAATGGGGTGGTAATACCATCAGAGCATTGCTACACACTTAAAGATCTTAAGGCAATCATGGATAACTATCCAGATAACCATGTAGATGTTTATGCATATATCTTTTATATGACTTGCCCTAATCCAGAATTAAATCCTTTCTTTGATGTTGTAGAACATGAGAAAGAAGAATTAGTTATGCGGCAATTAAACCCTACATTCACCGCAGAAGATGAGGTGATTATTAGAGCTGTTAAACTATGTCAAAAATTATATGAGACACCAACTCTTAGATCTTATATGGGCATCAAGAAGATGTTGGATAGACTTGCTTACTACATGGAAACAGCACCTATTGAAGCTGGTAGGGATGGTAACATTATGGCTCTTGTTAACACGGCAGCCAAGTTCGAAGACATCAGACAAAGCTTCAAGGGTGCGTACAAAGATCTTATGGAAGAACAACAATCAACTGTCAGAGGAGGACAAAACTTAGCATATGACCAATAAAGACTGCTTGTATGACTGGTTATTTCATTTTAACCACTACACAAAACTATGGGCTGCATTTAAAAGAGAAGATAGTAATGATTACTTCTCTAATGGTGACAACCCAAACCTAAAAGTTTATAAGTCTACTAAAGTAGAAACACTCATTGATATATTAATCAAGTTTGAGTGTGATACTAAGAAGATTGATAAGATTCAAAATAACTAATGGATTACTTCATTAAAATACCAACTTATGACGCAGATACCAAACTCTGGCTTCACACGATTTACAATACGAGAGAAGAATTTGTTGAATTCCTCAAATCCATTTTCAAAGAACCTGGACAATATGGATTTGATGAAACAAGCTTCAAATTCAATGAACAGGCTAGACTATTTAATAAAAACAGATTTTACTGTGCAGCACCCCCAAGATCCAAAGACTTTATTCACTACTGGGACACAGAAAAAGAAAAGTGTAGAATGGGGGTTATATTCAAGTCTAAAGGCAACACTTGGTACCTTAGTAGAGATTACTACATGTGGCTTAACTTCCTTCCTATCTATAATAAAGAAGTTGCTAGGTTCACGTTCCCAGATGTAAGAGATGCTCAGTATCACATGGCATTATATGAAGACCTTGCAAAGTATTCATATAAGCATGTAGCTATTCTAAAGAAAAGACAGATTGCTTCTTCTTATTACCATGCAGCCAAGATGATTAATGGCTACTGGTTTGAAGAAGGATGGGTCAATAAGATTGCTGCCTCTCTAAAAGATTATATCAATGAGAAAGGTACATGGCGTTTCTTAGATGAATATAGAAACTTCTTAAATACACACACTGCTTGGTACAGACCTTCACAACCAGATAAGACATTTAACTGGGAACAGAAGATTGAAATTAGTCAGGGTGGTAGAAAGAAAGATGTGGGATTAAAGTCAGTAATGCTTGGAGTTACTTTAGAAAAGGATCCTACAAATGGTGTTGGGGGTCCTTGTTCTTTTTTCTTCCATGAGGAAGCAGGGATTGCACCAAGGATGAATGAAACATTGGAGTATTTATTACCTGCATTAAAATCAGGTATGATTTATACAGGTATGTTTGCTGTTGCAGGATCAGTGGGTGACTTGGATCAGTGTGAACCACTGAGAGATATCATCTATAATCCTGACTCTAAGGATGTATTAGCAGTTGAAACCAACTTGATGGATGATCAAAATCAGGTTGGAAAGTGTGGTTTATTCATACCTGAACAGTGGTCAATGATTCCTTGTATTGATGAGTATGGTAACTCATTGGTAGAGAAGGCATTAGAAATGATCATAGAAGAAAGAAAGGTGTGGAAGAAAACCTTGAAAGCTAATGATTATCAGTTAAGGATATCACAGAAACCAACTAATATTCAAGAAGCATTTGCTACAAGAAGTGCATCTATCTGGCCATTACATTTAGTAACACAGCAGATTAGAAGAATAGAAGACAAAGAATATTATTGTGAAGCTGTAGAGTTAGAATATGATGCACAAGGTAATGTAGAATCTAAACCAACTAAGAGATTACCTATTACAGAGTTTCCATTATCACCCAAAACAGATAATAAAGAAGGAGCTATTCTTATATGGGAGAAGCCTATGAAGGATGCACCATTTGGTACATACTATGCATCAGTCGATCCTGTAGGTGAAGGTAAAACAACTACATCTGATTCATTATGTAGTATATTTGTATACAAGAGTCCTATACAAATAACTAAGAAGAAACTAGATGGTAGTATAGAAAATGCCATTGAAGGTGATAAGATAGTTGCATCTTGGTGTGGTAGATATGATGATCTTAATAAGACACATGAAACTCTTGAAAAATTAATTAGTTATTATGGTGCATGGACAGTAGTGGAGAATAATATATCTTTATTTATCCAGCATATGATCTTTAAGAAAAAACAAAAATACTTAGTACCTAAGTCACAGATATTATTCTTGAAAGATCTAAGTTCTAATAATAATGTGTTTCAAGAATATGGTTGGAAGAATACAGGTGTGTTATTCAAGACACATTTAATATCATATGGAGTACAGTTCTTAACAGAAGAGATAGACCATGAGACAAAAGAAGATGGAGAGATTGTTAGAACAACATATGGTGTTGAGAGAATTCCAGATCCTATATTGCTAAAAGAAATGCAACAGTATAGAGAAGGATTAAACGTGGATAGACTAGTTGCATTCTGTGCTTTAGTGGCTTTTGCAAAGGTGCAACAATCTAATAGAGGAATGCCACATAAGGTTGAAACTGAAACAAATCCTAGAAATAGTGGGCAAAAGTCCTCAAATTTTAGTAAATTAACTATGAGCCCTTTTAGAAACATTGGAAAAAGTGTAGTAAAAGGTGCTGAAAAAAAGTTTATAAAACAAGCATTTAGAAATATAAAATAATTAAGATATGCCATTAGTTATAAATGCAATGCAGGCTAAGAAAGGTGTGAAAGCTGATCACACTAGAATGGGTACATTAACCCAGCCTATACAATTTTTACCAAAGGATCAGAAAGATGGTGAGTGGGGAGCTTGGAATATGGATTGGTTTGAGATGGAAGGTCTTAGACAAATTAGAAGAAATGCTCGCAAACTTTTGAAAAACTATAAGCTTGCAAATAGTATTATAGATAAAACAGATTATATAGTAGAAGAAGATAATCAATACTCAGATCTTATTGATGTTATAACTAAAGAAGATGTATCAGCTTTAGAACTTAAGTTCTATCCTATTATTCCTAATGTTATTAATGTATTAGTTGGTGAGTTTGCTAAGAGATCTGATAAGGTACAATATGTATCTACTGATCAAGCTAGTTATAATGAAATGCTTGAGCAGAAAAGAGGAATGATTGAGCAAACATTAGTCAAAGAAGCAGAGATGCAATTGGCTATGAATATGATCAATCAAGGTGCAGATCCAGAGTCAGAAGAATTTAAACAAGCACTATCTCCAGAGAATATTAAGTCTTTACCTGAAATTGAAGAGTTCTTTAAAAAAGATTATAGATCTATGGTAGAGCAGTGGGCTGTTCATCAACATGAAGCAGACACTGAAAGATTTAAAATGAAAGAACTTGAAATCAGAGCATTTAGAGATATGCTTATTGGAGATAGAGAGTTCTGGCATTTTAGAATGGATGAAGATGACTATGAAGTAGAATTATGGAACCCAGTTCTTACATTCTATCACAAGTCTCCAGATATTAGATATATTTCACAAGGTAATTTCGTAGGTAAAATAGAACTTCATACTGTCTCTGATATCATTGACAGATATGGTTATTTAATGAATGATGAACAACTCAAATCTCTTGAAAGCATTTACCCTAAAAAAGCTGCTGGCTATCCTATACAAGGGTATCAAAACGATGGTACTTTCTATGATGGTACTCGTTCTTATCAGTGGAATGTTAGTTCTCCTAGTCTTGGCTTTCGCCAGTTTACTAGTGTTAATGATTACTTTCTGGCTGCTGGGGATGATATCATTACTCGCATTCTCAATGAAAGTGAAGATCTTGCAGACTTTGGAACATACCAACTCCTCAGAGTAACAACTGTATATTGGAAGTCCCAAAGAATGGTAGGTCATCTTACTAGAATAGATCCTGATACAGGTATGAAGATGCATGAGGTAGTAACAGAAGATTATCAAATTACAGTTCCTCCTGTGTATGATACTAGTATTAATAAAGTTAAAGATGAGACTACATTAGTACAAGGAGAAGACATTAAATGGATTTGGATTAATCAAGTATGGGGTGGATTAAAGGTTGGTCCTAATAGACCAAGTTTCTATGGTAATGCAGATTACATGGGTATCCAACCTATTTATTTAAACATAGCTCCAATTAAGTTCCAATTTAAAGGTGACTTTACTTTATATGGTTGTAAACTTCCTGTAGAAGGATCAGTGTTTACTGATCGTAACTCTAGATCTATGTCACTTGTTGACAAGATGAAACCATTCCAAATTGGATATAACTTAGTTAATAACCAGATTGCTGATATCTTAGTTGATGAGTTAGGTACAGTTATCATGTTGGATCACAATGCTTTACCTAAACATTCAGCAGGTGAAGACTGGGGTAAGAACAACTATGCTAAAGCATATGTTGCTATGAAAGATTTTCAAATGTTACCATTAGATACTAGTATTACTAACACTGAAAATCCATTAGCATTTCAACATTATCAAGTATTGAACTTAGAACAGACACAGAGAATGATGTCAAGGGTTCAGCTTGCTAGTTACTTTAAGCAACAAGCTTATGAAGTTATAGGTGTTACTCCTCAAAGGATGGGTCAAGTTAATTCTCAAGAAACAGCAACTGGTATTGAACAATCTGTAAATGCTAGTTACTCTCAAACTGAGATGTACTTTGTACAGCACTCTGAACATCTAATGCCAAGAGTACATCAGATGAGAACAGATTTATCTCAGTATTATCATTCAAGAAGACCTAGTGCTAGATTAACTTATATGACATCAAAAGATGAGAAAGTTAATTTTGAAATCAATGGTACTGAATTATTATCTAGAGAGTTAAATGTCTTTGTTTCTACTAAGATTAATCATAAAACTATTATGGAGCAGATCAAGCAAATGGCCATTCAGAATAACACGGCTGGTGCTAGTATTTACGATCTTGCTTCTATTGTTAAAGCGGAGTCTATGGCGGAGGTTACACATGCTATGAAAGCTATTGAACAGAAGACTCAAGCACAACAACAGCAACAGCAAATGCATGAGCAACAAATGCAACAGCAACAACTTGAAGCTCAACAACAAGCACAAGAAGCTCAACAGAGATTCCAAGCTGAACAGAAGATGTTGGATAGACAAACTCAAATCCAAGTTGCTGAGATTAGAGGAGCTAGTTTTCCTGGCTCAGATGTTAATGAAAATCAAGAAACTGATTACTTAGAGTCTTTAAAATACTTAGAAGGTAAGAGACAAGACCAAGAAGCTCTTAACTTAAAGAGAGAAGCTGAGAATAATAAAAACATTAGAGAAAATCAGAAGATGAGTCTTAAACAGCAAGAACTTCAAACAAGAGAAGACATTGCTAATAAACAGTTAGATGTTGCTAGAATCAACAAGAATAAATACGACTCTAAGAAAAAAGAAAAATAGTTAGCTATATAGTACCAACAATCTAAAATCTTTTTTAGGTTTATAACCTTATAAAGTTTAAAATTGCATATATTATAATATAGGAACAATCTAAAACCAACAAACATATGAGTTCCCAAGAAAACAATGCCCCAGATTTAAATCTGGATGAGTTCTTACCAATGCCAGGATCTGATGATATTCTTACAGGTCCAGATACAAGTAAAACAACTGTATTCAGTAAACCCAAAGATTTGGATACTACTTTCTTAGAAGCTAAAGAAGCTGTAAAGAAAGATGAAGAATCTGAAGATAAATTGAAACCAGCTGAATTAGAAGCTGCTAAAGAAGTAATTGCAGAAATCTTTGATGATAGCATTGAAGAAGAAGCAAAAACTCCTGGTAGATCTAAGATTGATAAAAGTGGTTTAGTAGATACATTCTCTAAACTTATTGATGAAGGTCTTATTGTACCTTTTGATGATGAGAAACCACTTGATGATTACTCTATGAAAGATTGGAAGGAATTAATCCAAGCCAATTTTGAAGAGAGAGAAAATAAAGTAAAGCAAGAAACACCTGCTGCTTTATTTGGTTCTTTGCCTGAGGAATTGCAGTATGCTGCAAAGTATGTGATGGATGGTGGTCGTGATTTGAAAGGTCTATTTAAAGCTTTATCTCATGTAGAAGAAGTTAGACAATTAGATCCTTCAGATGATAATGATCAAGAAGTCATTGCAAGACAATACTTAAGAGCTACTCAATTTGGTTCTGAAGATGAGATCAATGAAGAAATAGATACCTGGAAAGATTTAGGTACTCTTCATAAGAAAGCTGCTCAATTCAAACCAAAGTTGGATAAAATGCAACAAGAAGTTGTAGCCTACCAGTTACAACAACAAGAGCAGTTTAAACAACAACAAGAGGAAGCTACTCATCAGTTCATGGATAATGTTTATCATACACTAAAAGATGGACATTTAAATGGAGTGAAGATGGATAAGAAGACACAAGCTTTCTTATTTACAGAGTTAACTCAACCTAAGTATCAGTCTTTGCAAGGTAGAAATACTAACTTACTTGGACACTTACTTGAAAGATATCAGTTTGTTGAACCTAGATATGATTTAATTGCTGAAGCATTATGGTTATTAGCAGATCCAGATGGATATAAGAATAACTTAAAGACACAAGGTAAAACAGAAGCGGTTCAAGAAACTGTTAGAAAGTTAAAGACTGAAGAAAGTAGAAAGGTTTCTTCTACACAAATGATTGAAGATGAGCCTCAAAAACCAGCTAAGAGAACTATACCAAGACAGCAAAATATATTTAAAAGATAACACATTAACCTTAATAACACTTAAACACAATTACAGAAAATGGCTACACCAGTAATGAACAATGGCCTCTTCTTGCGTGATACTCAGTATCAAGCAAGTTCTCATGTTGACAGTTACCATCTTGTCAATATGTTACGAGGCACAGAACCGATGGATATGGGTCCAGTGGATCTATGGGCTATGGCTCAGAAAGTAGAGATGCCTCTTTATCAGATGGCTTCTTTTGGAGGAAAGAACACTATTATGGTGGACAACCCTCGTGGAGAGTACAAATGGCAAACTCCAACAGTACAAGATCTTCCTTACATTGTTGATGACTTAGAGTCAGGAGATGTAGGAGCAGATGGAGTTACTTTCAAAATCAAATTGAACAAGCGTATCTTTGGTCATGGTGATATCATCACTTATGATAAGTACAATGGTATGGAACTTTACATCACAGCTGATGATATTATCCCAGCAGGTGATGGTTTCATCTACACTGTTCAATTAGTGAACAATGATAACACTGCATCATTATCATCTCAATACAGACAAGCTGGAACTAAATTCTTTAGAAAAGGTTCTGCTCGTGGTGAGTATGGTGAGAGATTCTCTGATATCTCTGTTCAAACAGGTTTCCGTGAGTACTACAACTATGTTGGTGGTGCTGAAGCTCATGTTCACTATTCAATCTCTTCTCGTGCTGAGTTGATGATGAAAGGTGGATTAAATGCAGATGGAACATTACCTGTTACTGAGATCTGGAGAATGTTTGACAAGAACATGGATCCTTCTGTAACTTCATTAGAGACAATGGTTTCTAAGATGGGTAAAGAGTATGTGAAGAAAGCATATGACAATGGAACATTAACTCGTTCATTTGTTACAGCTTTAGAAGCAGCTCACTTAAGCAAGATTGCTACTGACATTGAAACTTACTTAATGTGGGGACAAGGTGGTAGAATTAAGCAAGATGGTCCAGATGATATTAGATTATCTGTCGGTCTTTGGAAGCAGTTAGATAGTGCTTACAAGCGTATCTACAACAAAGGTCAATTCTCTCTTGAATTATTCCGTGCTGAGATCTTCAACTTCTACAATGGTAAGGTTGAGTTCAAAGGACCAGATCCTAAGCGTGAACTTATTGTTCAAACAGGTATTGGTGGAATGAA